GGAGAGTTTCACTCAGGGATTAAATGTAGGAACTAGCAATAATCTAGCAAGCAGAAAGCTTCATGTTGTTGGCGACGTAGAAATCTCCGGCACTATATATCAAAGCGGTTCTGTATTTGAAGGTGGCGGCGGAGGTGGTGGAGGAGGTTCGTCCACATTCGTTGGCTTAAGCGATACACCGGGATCATTTACCGCGAATAAAGTTTTAACAGTTAACTCAGCAGGAAATGCAGTAGAAACAACTTTCAACACTTCTGTTTTATCAGGTCATCAATCTGTTGAACAAGGATATTTCACCGGTCTAACTTTAGGAGGGACAGGAACTGGGATCTTGCAAAACTCAAGCGGCACAATTTCTAATTTAGATCTCGCCGATAATAAATTCGATGTTAGTGTTATAGAGGAGAGAGACACTGTCGTAGGAGATGCAAATTTTTCTGATGTAAGCCTACTTCTTCCATTCGATGGGTCAAACGGAGCTACTTCAACCTCAGATTCAAGTGATAGTGGTAGAACTATAACTTTGAATAGTAGTGTTGTATTATCCACAACACAATCTAAATTTGGGGGAACGAGTTTGTACGTTCCCGGAAGCAGTAATGCTTGTCAAATAGGTGGAAGTTTTTCTTTCGCCGGAGACTTTACTATAGAATTCTGGGAATATATAGACACAAGATATAACGACTCTATTTCTATCGGGTTTAATGCAAGCAGTACGAATTATGTTTGGCATAGCATTTTATATGGATATTATAATGGTGGCACTAAGATCAAATTATACTCGTCTTCGAACGGCTCTAGTTGGAATATTGCAAACGCCGTAGAAGTCGGAGACAAATTAGATGACCAGTGGGTGCATAGAGCTTTAGTGCGAAGTGGTAGCACTTGGTACTCTTTTCAAAATGGTACACTATATTGGACAGCGGACTTGGGTAGCAGTGCCTTGAATACAGCTAGCCAGTATCATTGGTTAGGTCGAGGATATAATTCAACCTCTAATAGAACAAATGAAGGGTATTATGACGATGTTAGGGTTACTTTAGGGGTAGCGCGATATACTTCTAGTTTTACTGCTCCGAGCGCTGCTTTTCCAACATCAGAAAATATCACTGCAGCTAAATATATTGGTCAAATTGGCGGCATAGATGACAGTGATGTGGATTACGGCATAGAAAAATTGTCTAATTCTCAGTTGATGATCAAGAAATTGTCAGACAATACTTTTACTCCCGATAGACTTTATGTAAACGTTACTCAATTAGGCGCGTTGGGGCAAGGTATAGCTTTCGATCAAGTATATACTGGGGATGGAACCACGACTAATTATTTACTTTCAGAAAACGTCTCTAATGCAAGGGATGTGCTGGTATCAGTTGAGGGTTTGATTCAAACTCCAATTATAGATTATACATTGGCAGGAACAACCGGAGTTTCTTTTACAGCAGGAGTTGTAAGCGGGCATGAAATTAGTTTCCGGCATTTAGCTTTAGGGCCTTCGGGGGCAACTGGGCCTGCGGGAGCAGCGGGAGCTTCGGCAGATATTAGTTATTTAACCGAAAGATTCACTGGAGATGGTGTGGTTAGTGGATTTGGAATGAGTCGATCAATTTCAACCGCGGATGAAATTTTCGTTTTCGTTAATGGCTTAGTACAGGATAGCGGTGCAAACTTTTCTGTCACTGCTGCTACAGGACTTTACTTTACGAGCGGGGAAATAGCAAGTGGAGATAAAATAATGGTAAGACACATATACTAATGAATTTACAAAAATTAAGACTAGGACAATTAAAACCGTCCGCGACAACAGAAGCTGGAGACACGCATTTTTCAAAAGTGACTGCGATGTTCAATTTCGATGGTAGTGACACGGCTACCACCACGACAGGATTGGACGCAAGTAATAAAAATCTTACTATTTCTTATGGCTCAGGAGATCAATTAAGTAATACTCAAAAAAAATTTGGCGCTACTAGTATATATGTTGCTGACGGCATAGAACTTTCTTCTAGTGACGGCTTTAATATGGGTACTGGAGATTTTACCATGGAAGCTTGGTACTATTTCACTGATTTTTCTCAGAGTTATGCGTTATTTGACCAATGGCAGTCTAGCGGTAGTTATCGACACCAAATATGGACGGGAAAAACTTCCGCTGGAACTGCGGGGAGACTTGATTGGTACTACGCTAATACTAGCAAGTTTTCCACAGCTAATCCTGCGGTGTCTACTGGAGCGTGGACGCATATAGCTTGTGTTAGGCATAGCGGTACTTTAAAAATATACATAAATGGTACTGCTGAGTCTAATACGCAAAGCTATACAGGCCAGTTCGGGAGGACGGCTGGTATGGCTTTTGGGGATCAGCTTAGTGGGGGCGCGTCCGGACGAGCTCAATATTACTTGGACGATTTAAGAATAACAAAAGGTTTAGCTAGGTATACGTCTAACTTTACTGCACCGACTACTGCGCATCTAACTACTGGAGGTGATTCTCTCAAGCAAGTCATTGTTAACGAAGATGCTGATGGGGTCATAGTTGGAACAGGTGGTATAAATCCAGTGCGGATTGCAAAAGCGTGGGTGAACTTCAATGGGACGAGCACTGTAGCGATTAGAAGCAGCTACAACATAAGCAGCATTACAGATAATGGAACGGGAGATTATACGGCAAATTTATCTACAGCTTTATCTGATACGAACGGTGCGGCCGTCGCGATGACCGGTTATATCGATCATACATGGGGAATGCCTTTGTATAAAGATGTATCTGGAAGCACGCCTCTTACTACAACTCAATTCAGAGTAGCAACAGTTGAACCTGAAACGACTTCGGTTACTTATTTCGATCAGGAACAAGTGTCAATATTAATTTTCGGGAATTAAAAAAATGAGAGAATTTAAACTAAGTAATGTTAAAGCGACTGGCAGGACGGCCGGGGATGCGCATTTTTCGAAAGTGAAGCTTCTGTTGCCTTTAAATGGTTCGAACAGCGCAACGTCAACTAGTGACAGTAGTGATGAAGGTAATTCAATTACTTTTAACGGGAACGCGCAAATATCTACAGCGCAAAGCAAGTTCGGGGGGAGTAGTCTTTTGCTAGATGGGGCGGGAGATTATTTACAAGTCGCTAATCAAGATTATTTTGATTTTGGTAGTAATGATTTTACTATAGAGTGCTGGTTTTATTTTGACTCTTCCTCAAGTGAAACTTATAACACTTTATTAGATATGGGCAATGGGAGCGCAGCGGGAACCGGGCCGTTTTGGACGGCGGTTAAAAAAGACAGTGGGACATATTATATAGGCGCTGCTTTAGACTCTACCACCGCAGGAGATTGGGATGTGTTGGACAATTTAGCTATCGCTACTTTATCTGCAAGCACTTGGCATCATTTTGCAGTAAGCAGAGCAGGAAGTAATTTCAAAGTATTTTTAAATGGCACTTCTGTTGCCACAGCAACCAGCTCTAGCGCTATGCGAGATGAAAACAGCGCTCTTCAAATTGGAGCGAGAGGCCAGAATACGGCATCTCATTATTTTAAGGGTTATATAGATGATGTTCGCATAACGAATGGACTTGCTCGTTATACATCAAATTTCACCGCGCCAACTTCCGCGCATTTAACTTCTGCCGGAGATGTAAATTTACCTTTAGTAATAGATGCTGATGCTACTGGAGTTAGAGTAGATCATGTTGGGACGTCTAACCAAAAAAAGACTTCTAAAGCGTGGGTAAATTTTAACGGAACGGGGACTGTAGCAATTAGAGACAGTTACAACGTAAGTAGTATTACGGATCAAGCAACTGGATTCTACGTAGCTAACTTTTCAGCAGTGATGTCAGACACTAATTATTGTGCGACCGTCAGCTCGGGTTGGAACACTGTGACTTGGGGCATTCCTATGTTTGGAACTATATCGGGAGAAAGCACACCTTTCACTGCTAGTAAAGTAGGAGTTACGCTGAACGATCCGTCCGATACTGACACAGATAATGCGTACGTAATGATACAAGTTTTCGGGAATTAAAAATGAAAGAATTTAAACTAGATAAAATCAAGGTCGCAGGTCAGTCTTCAGGAGAGACTGATTTCAACAGAGTATCCCTTCTTATTCCTTTTAACGGTTCAGATGCGGCAACTGCCACTACTGACGAAAGTGATAATTCTCATACAGTAACTTTTGCCGGTACAGCTCAGCTAGATACAGCTCAAAAGAAATTTGGAACAGCTAGTCTTTTGTTAGATGGAAATAGTGATTATATTCAAGTCGCAGACCACGGCTCATTTGATTTTGGCACTGGAAATTTTACTGTTGAATGCTGGATTAGATTTGCAGCTTTGGGCAACAACACTATATTTAGCCATTGGGCAAATGGTACGGCAAGCTCAATGTCTTACTATTTAACACACTTTAACAGTAGCAGTCTTTTAAGGTTAGGTTATTATTTAGGCGGTAATCTCGATGCGAGTTATTCTTGGTCACCTTCTACTGGTACTTGGTATCATATCGCACTAGAAAGAAGCGGCACAACGATAAAAGTATATATAGATGGCACGTCGGTAATTTCTGTATCTGCCTCTACTACAGCTTTAAGAGGCTCTGAGGACCCTTTTAGAGTTGGGGTATTTAATGATGCTTCAACTGGTAGCCCAACTTTAGAGTGGTATTTTAACGGGCATATAGACGATCTTAGAATGACTAAAGGTCTTGCTCGTTATGGCACGAACTTTACGCCTCCGACTTCTGCACATGAAACAACTGGAGGAGATGGAAACTTGCCTGTAGTATTAGACGCTGATGCTACTGGAGTTAGAGTGGACTATGATGGGACAACTAACCAAGCTCGGATTGCAAAAGCGTGGGTGCACTTTGATGGAACAGCTGTTACCACCTTGGAATCATATAACATAAGCAGTGTGACTGATAGAGGCACAGGATTATATAAAATTAACTTTTCCACAAACATGACTAGCACAAGTTATACAGCTGCAGGAACAGTTAGTACAGGGTCAGATCAAACAACCCCTTTCGTTATTAGAGGCACCACATATGCGACTGATGGATTTTCTTTTGTTACAAATTATTCAGGAACAAGTAGCATAGGATATTCAGACCCTAATGATGTGACGGTAACAGTTTTTGGGAATTAAAAAATGAAAAATAAAGATAATAAAAGCAAGGAAGGCAAATGAGTTTTAACGCGCCAGATATAAGACAGTTTAAGTTGACCGGGGCTACGGTTGGGGATGTGCATTTTCCGAAAGTGAAGCTTCTCTTGCCTTTTGATGGGTCGAACGGAGCAACTTCAACAACTGACAACAGTAATACCAATAATACAGTATCTTTTGCTGGCACTGCTCAAATATCTACAGCGCAAAGTAAGTTCGGCGGAAGCAGTCTTCTATTGGATGGCGATAGCGACCATTTGGAGGTCACTAATAGTGAATTGGATCTTGATGGCGCAACTTGCACTATTGAATTTTGGGTCTATCTACTCGGAGGAATAGGTTCTCATATATGCTTTTATTCTGACTATAGTGGAGCTAGTAGCGGGATATCAATCGAAAAACTTGATAGTAATGTAGTAAAAGTCAACATGAGCGGAGACGGAGCAGACATAACCGGCACGACGACAATGTCAACCGGTCAGTGGTATCATATAGCGTTTTCTGGTTCTGATGGGAGTTATAAATTATTTTTAAACGGAACTCAAGAAGGCAGCACTGCTACTGGGAGTATCACGAACGGTCATAACACTAAGAAGATAGGAGTTTTTTGGTATTCTGGCGGTGGCTATATTCGGTACTGGAATGGGTACCTTGATGATTTCCGTATTACAAAAGGGCTTGCGCGCTATACTTCAAACTTCACCCCGCCAACTTCCGCACACTCAACCCAAGCAGGAGATGTCAACAAACACATCGTCGTCAACTCCGACGCCGATGGAGTTGATGTAGGAACGGGCGGGATAAACCAAGCGCGAATTGCAAAAGCGTGGGTGCATTTTGACGGAACTGAAGCTGCGGGTGATATGATTGGCTCAAGTTATAATGTATCTAGTATGACTGATCACGGCACAGGAAGGTACACTGTAAATTTTGCTACAGCACTAACTGATGCCAACTACTCGGCAGTTATGTACACAAATTCCTACGATAGCGATGCAGCTGCTGGTTTTAACAATCATTTTGCTGGAGGATTAAATACTAGAACAACTACATCTGTTAGATTGGAAGCGTATAATAGCACTACTTATCCAGACGCATCATTATGTGATGTAATAGTTTTTGGGAATTAAAAAAATTGACTTTTAGCCAAAAAAAACTAAAATAAGTGTAATAAAAAGAAATGGACATCACAGGAAGAATTATTTATCCAACGGCTCCCGCAGAAGGGGAGAGTTACAGCGGTGTCGCAGTAGTTGTCCCGGCTCCTCAAGCCGTCGAACGAGGCGAAACCCATGAAGAGTTTATGGCCAGAATCGCCGCTAAAGACGTACCCGCAGGAGTTCCTTTCCAAATTATTTCTACTGGCGACCTCCCCGCTGATAGGTATTTTAGAAACGCTTGGGAGTATTCGGAGTAATAAATTATGCCAATAGGAGTAAATATACCAAAAGCCAAAGAGCTTCAAAAGGAACGTTTTCGTCAAGTTCGTAAACCTCTTTTAGAGGCTTTAGACATTGATTATCAGCGCGCTGATGAAGCAGGAGATGCATCCAAGAAAACAGAAATTGCCACTAAAAAACAAGCTTTAAGAGATGTGACAAATAACACGGCTCTTAACGACGCTACTTCAGAATCTGAAGTTCGCGCAGTGTGGGATGCTAGTGTTCTAGGAGAAAGACCGGCCGAACACACTTAATTTTCCAAAAAAACTCCATATAGTGTAATTTATACTATATGAAAATTGTCGATATAGCAGATGAGCTTTACAGGGAACTCGGAGAGCCTTCAAGTATATCAATTCCCGCCATTTCTTTTTGGATTAGAAGTAACGTCGGGGAATTAAATAACAGGATTAATACTACTTTTAAAATAACCGAATATGGCTCAGATGCATACGAGTTTTCGGGGAGTTTTATTGATCCTGTTTATGAGCCTCAAGCTTTTAATGAAGCGACAGGGGCGTTAGGTCTTTCCGTTAGCGGCAACGATGGGGTAGCTTCAGCTCCTGCTATAGTTTCTATTCAGCCGGAGGAAGCCTCTATTTTGAAAAAAATGTACATAGTGCATTATTACGACAAGCAAATAAGAAGCACTGTAGGCGCGGCTTCTACTGATCCTGTAGTGGAGGTAGCTTCTGATGGATCTAGAGTTCGTAAAATTAATAAAAATGAATTAAGTAAGACTTATTTAGCATTAAAAAAAGAAGAGTATCAAGAGCTTCAAGATTTAATAAATGCTTACAAGTTAAGAAAATCAACCCCAGTTCAAGTAGCTGGAGACGACACAGTTCGGGGAGAGTACGCAGTAGGGAACGCTACCTATCCTTACAATAGAGTAGTAAGTAATGGAATGTTCTAATGGCTTCTTTAATACCATCATCCGAAGCAACTGTTTTTAAGACAGCTTTAGCAGATCACTTTGATACTTTCAAAGCGACTATAACCGTCAATAAAGAGCCCGAGAGAACCGTAACGTTAACTGCTGATCAAAATATCTATGCAGGATATGGAGCCCCCAAGGAACAGGTGACATATACGCCTGTAAGCCAATCTTTCAGCGCGATTATAAATTACAAAGAAAACCAACCTTTAGAATATCAAGATGAGTTAAAAGTGATGATAGAGAAAGGTGATGTTAGAATTAAGGTAGAGCTAGATTGCAAAAACTATATAGATAAAGGAAAAACTGAGTCTATAGATATAAACGGAAGTCTTTTTAACGTCATAAGCTCTGACGGCGCTCGGTTTTTTATTGGGCAAACTTACTATGTTTATTATTTGGAGGCGACTACGTAATGGCGAAGACTAAAAAATTACGTATTACTCAGAAAATGAGAAAAGAAATTTTTGCTAAGTCTCAAGCTTTGCAAAATTTAGCTTACGGAGCAGCAAAACAAAAATCTGATAGGCTGAGGAGAGACCTTCTAAGAGAATTTGACAATCATCCAGTAACTAAAGAGATAGAGCAAGGACCTTCGGGCACTAGTTCTTTACTAGGAGGCCGCGGAAACTTTTTTGGTTTCTTAGGTTTTAACTCGGGTGACAAGCCTATTGAAATATTGAGAGACTCTTTAAACGATCAGTTTAAAATTTTAAGCAAGAAGGGAAAAGTAAAAAAAGCGAGTAAGACTTCTCTTATTTATTCATTTGACATATTATATCCTACTAAAACTCAAATATACGCAATAACCCCATTAGCTTGGACAAGTAAAAGTTGGGTAAAAGGAGTAGAAAAAGGTATAACTAACTATACTCAAACAGTTTTCAAAAAATCTGAGAATAGTAGGTCTGGGGTTGCCCTTCAAACCGATAGAAAAATTGGATTTATTAGGTTTAGCCCAACGCCATACGTTACCCAAATGCTAGATAAAATAAGAAAAGAATTGAAATGAAGCCGCAATTTGACAACCAAGTACTTTCCAGTTTTTTGCTATGGTTTGACCATACATTACTAAACAAAGGTGAAGCGTACCAAAATACAACAGGGCAATTTTACAATGTATCAACAGAATACGCAGGTTATAAAACATATTCAAGTTCCTACTCGCAGATAGTATCTGACGCGTCCATAACAGGGGCCACTATTCCTACGGGTTTATACGTTGGTAGCAATTTAGTTAACGTAGGCCAAGGAGGAAACACGGGCCTATACGCAATAGATTATAATAACGGCCGTTCTTTTTGGTCAGGAGACCAAGGAGGAAATGTGACAGGGAGCTTTGCCATAAAAGACTTCAATACTTTTCTAACAAGTAGAACTGAAGACGAAATTCTGTTTCAAACTCAATATACTAATAGAAATAAGGTCTCGACAGTAGTACCCACGGGATTAGAGCCTAATACCCGTACTTATCCGGTAGTATATATAAAAAATGACGGTAGTTCTAATGAACCTTTTGCTTTTGGTGGTCAAGATACCACGAATATTAGCGTAAGAGCTATTGTCATAGCTGATAGCCAGTTTGAAATTGACGCTATAGGCTCCTTATTTAGGGACGAAAGACACAATTATGTTCCTTTATTCGCGCCTTCTGAGATGCCTTTCAACCAATTCGGTTATTATAGAAACGACGTGCAATATAATTATAATACAGTAAATGACGGGAAAACCGAAACTAACAAATTTTATCTTGAAGACGTAAACGTTTCACGTTTTGACAGAGTGCTAGAAAACGAAGTAAGAAAATTTAACCCTAATGTTTATTCTACTTTAATTGATTTTGAGATTAATAAAGTCAGAAACCCCTATTCATAGAATAAATTAGTTCTCTTTTAGCGATAGTAAATGTAATTTAAGATAACAACTTAGAAACAGGATTTAACTAAAATGGCAAGAAATCGAGTAATTTATCAAAGTCAGGCTGTGTACGCACAGCAAACCGATTACGCAGCTGCTGCAACCACATTGGGGGCCAAGCCGAATATACGCGAGCTTGATAGGGTTCAAAGCGCCAACTATTCTTTTTCCATAGCGCGAACTGATGTCAACCAATTTGGCAACCTAGCCGCGATAGACCAAATAGTAACTGAGGCTCCAACTGTTTCTCTAGATCTTTCATATTATCAAGCTAATTTACAAAATGAAGAATTTTTAGGGTTTAATGTTTTGCAGAGTGGTAATATATCAGGATTCACTTCATGCATAAGTAAATTGATTGATAATGATAATGTAGCTTCGCAAAAGAATTACTACATCTTGACCTCGAAAGAAGGCAGCGATGTAAACATGGATACAAGTGGTGCTCTCAATAACACAGGTAATTACGCTCCTAATAAAGGGGCATCTATTATCGGTATAGGAAATGCTTTTATTAATTCATACAGTTCTGAAGCTTCTGTAGGGGGAGTTCCTACAGTGAGTGTTTCTATCGAAGGCCAAAACATGAATGTCGTGAACTTGCCTTATACAGGAGCCATTGTAGGCACGGCTAACGCAACCGGATATAGCGGCGTAGGACTTAGGACAAACTATGGATCAAGTAGCGCCCACGAACAACAGCTCGTAGGAATTAGTGGAGTGAGCCCTGCAGTGAATCCAGTAGATGGGTCAGCTTATAATGTTGATATTTGTTTGCCAGCTGGAAAAAGTAATCCTGCATCTACTGGAGCAGGCCCAATCAGTACATTGCGAGCTGGTGATCTTACTTTAACTTTGCAGACTCAATCTACCGCTGCATACATAAATGCAGACGACGCTCCGGTTGCCGACAGGGTTACCGCAGAAAACGAAATAGCACTGGTAGGAAATTCAGGCAACGTAATGAATTCTGTTGAATATTTTGGTCCAACTATTGATAACGCTAAGATTCAGAGCTATACTCTTTCTACTGACTTTGGCCGTTCAGCTTTACAACAGCTTGGAAATAGATTCGCCTCTACTCGCTTGATAGAGTTCCCGCTAAGTGTTAGCTTAAGTGTTGATGCAGTAGTTTCTGATATGACTAGTGGCTCTTTGGGTGAGTTGATTGATTGCGAACAAAAATATGATGCTCGAATCACAATGAATGATCCTACTTGCGACGATCCGCAAAGAGCCGGTAATGCAGGTGCCCCTGCTGTGATTAATTATATTGTTAAGGGAATGAAATTAGATAGCATCTCTTACAACTCAGATATTGGATCTAACCAAACTGCGACTTTAGACTTCACAGCTCAAGTGGGAAGTCCAGAGCAAAAGAGCCACGGACTGTTCATGAGTGGTTGGCACTTACAAGCAGATTAATACTGTTTAATATAAAATTTAGCCCCTCTTTTGAGGGGCTTTTTTTTGTATTTTAGTGTAATTTCTTATAAGATATAAGGTAAAAGGTATGTCAAAGGAAGAAGGAGTAGATAGGGATATTATCAATAATTTTTTCGCATTTCAAACGCGAAGAAAAATAACTAATTTATACAAGCAATTCTTCTTCATCCTAGAAGATCTTCAAGCTGATGGGGTTAAAATCCCAGAAGAACAACACCAACGAATCCGCAAAAGAATCCTAGACTTGGGTAACGATACTATCCGGGAATTAGAGGAATATTTTGAAAAATTCGTAGAATATAACAATAATAAACAAAAATGAAACGTATATACGAGTTCACTGTTAGCAAAGAAGAGACGGTAAAAGAAGAGACTGTCGAAACTAAAAAAGACGGTACAGAAGTAACAACTGCGAAAGATGTTAAGAAAGATGTTCCGTATAAATTTTTCTTACGTAGGCCTACGAGAGCCATGACTGACGAGGCAGAACTTTACTATGGCGTAAGATTGGCTGAAGGGATCAAAGCTGGCTTATTAACCCGAGCTCTATTGGAAAAACGTTTTGAAAATGATGGTGGTACCCGCAGCGATGATGAAAATAAACAATATGAAGAAACTATTGAGTCACTAAAAGAACTTCATGCGGAGCAAACTAAAATTTTAGGCATAGCAGAGAAAAAAAGAACCGCTGCCCAGAAAAAAAGGCTCAAAGAAATCGAAGAGAAAATGAAACCTCTTCGCCGTTCGTTAAGAGACTTACAATTGATGGAAGATGGCCTGTATGAGGAGACTGCAGAGAGCCGAGCGCGAAATAAAGTAATTTTGTGGTGGATGCTAAATTTATCATATCAAGATAAAGACGGTGCAGAATCTGCATTTTTTGGAGAAGGAAGCTTGGAGCAAAAATTAGAACGCTATGATGAAATAGATGAAGGGGAAGACGAGTTTGAAGTCATTGTGGCGCGTAAAATAGCCTACTATGTTAGCTTTTGGTTTGTTGGGCGACCTAACTCTCAGCAAGAGTTCCAAGACATGATAGATGTTGCTATGAAGATAGACGAAGAAGAGGCTAAAGCCGCTCAAGAAGAAGCTTTGCAGACAGCGGATAAATAGTGGATGAAGTTAGTTTAAAAGTAATTTTTTCTGAGATACTGAGAGGTTATACGCTGGTAACTTCTCATGACTCTTACGGGAAAATAAAGATTAAACACTTCACTAATTTTGATTCGGCCGAATTAGATATAAAAAACCACTACTTCTTACAAAAAGCGAAGCAACAAGGCCTACCAACCCGTGAGGATAGGGTTCAATATCTTTTAAATGAAAATATTTGGAATGACGAAAAGAATAAAGAGATTCTTACGCTAAAAAGTACCGTAGCGGGGTTAAAAAAATCAAAAACTAAAGTTTTTTTAAAAGCTCATATAGACCAAATAAATTCCCAGTTAGAAGAGGCTCAATTAAAACTCTCCCAAAAAGAACTAGAGAAAGAGGACTTAATAGGTTTCTGCGCCGAAAGTTACGCTAGTAGAAGAATAAACGAACATTACATGCAAAAGGCTTTAATAAAGCCTGATAATACTCCTTTATTTGACGAAGAAGAGTTTGAGGAGCTTGACGAGTCTAAAATGATGGAACTGATTAGTATTTACAATAAAAATATTAAAAAGTTCGAGTCCAATAATCTTAAAAAAATATCTTTAGCGGGATTTTTTACTAATATTTTTTATCTGTGTGAAGATAACGCTCATACTTTTTTTGGTAAATCTTTAGTTAATTTAACCTTCTACCAGATAGAGCTTTTCGGGTATGGCAGGTATTTTAAAAGCATGTTAGAGAGCTCTGACAATAAAGTTCCTGAAGATATAAAAGAAGACCCCGACAAAATCATAGAATGGTTTGATTCCAGCAAGAGCGCCAAAGAAGTTCTGGAGAAAGGTAAAAATGCAGGGCAAGAAGGGAGTGCTTCGTCACTAGTTGGAGCGACAAAAGAAGATCTTAAAAGGCTTGGACTCGATAATCCGGGGGAAACAATGAGTCTTGCTAAAAAAGCCGCAGAAAAGGGAGGGAAACTTAATATGGAAGATATGATGAAACTTCACGGTATGTAGCTAAAAATAGTGTAATAATACACTAGGAATATGGCTAGGGATCAAATAGAAGTTGATTTATTATTAAACTCCAAAAAGGCTGAAGCTACGATTAGGAGGATGAATCGTGAGCTGGAGAAGACTGGCAAAGCCATGAGTCGAGGTTTTGGTGGTGTGGGCGGCAGGGGAGCAGGAGATAAAGTTAGGGCTCTCGGCACTGGCCTTTCTAAAGCTACAGTAAAAGCGGACGAGTTTAACAAATCCCTAGAAGCTTCAAATGCCCGTGTTATAGCTTTTGGTGCTTCCGCTGGCCTAATAATGAATATTGATCGCGCTCTAAAAGCAATGGTCAAAAGTGCTATTCAAGTAGAAAAAGCAATGGCTGATGTAAATGTTGTCATGAACGTTTCTGTTAAGAATCTTAAAAAAGTTGAAGCAGGAATGTTTTCAGTAGCAAAAAACACGGGACAAAGTTTCCAAGTTGCAGCTGAAGCAATGACGGAGTTTGCTCGACAAGGCCTTGGGGTGTCAAAAAGTATAGGGCGAACAAACGATGCGCTAATTTTAGTGAGATTAACGGGGATGAAAGCTGCAGACGCGGTAAAATCTTTAACTGCTGCAGTCAACTCATTTAATAAGTCTGGGATAACCTCTGCTGAAATAATTAATCGTATGGCTAAAGTGGATGCGGCTTTTGCTGTCAGCTCAGAAGACTTGGCAAAATCTATTTCTCGAGTTGGTTCTTCTGCTGTTGATGCAGGAGTGGGGATGAACGAGTTGATGGCTATAACTACAGCTGTCCAGCAAAAAACTGCTCGAGGTGGTGCTGTTATAGGTAACGCTTTTAAAACTATTTTTACTCGTATTCAACGTAGTGACGTACAAGCTAAGTTAAAAGGTTTCGGAATTGCTACTACAGACATGAGTGGCAAAATGTTAAATGGAATTCAAGTTATAGAGAATTTATCTAAAAAGTTTGGTCAATTAACTAAAGCTCAGCAAGCCTCTGTCGGGGAAAGTGTTGCAGGAGTATTTCAGATAAACATTCTTAAAGCAGCTATGTCTGATTTATCTTCAGCTACCTCTAATTACAAAAGAGCCCTAGACACGGCCAATACGGCTACTAATGAAGCTTACCAAAGAAACGAACAATTAAATCAAACCTTAGACGCTCTAGTAAACAAAACTCTTGCTAATTTAACGCAAGCTGGTGCCGCTTTAGGGGGAGGCCTGTTCGGTCCGGCCATAGAAAACGTACTGGGGCTAGTCAACAAAACTATAGAATCATTTGGCAAAGGTGGCGCTATGGAGGATTTTGGCCAAACTATAGGTAAAGGTTTGTTAAGGGGGCTTGGTACTTTTATATCAGGTCCGGGGTTAGTGTTTGCGACAGCTGTTTTTGGGAAACTTGCCTTAAGTTTAGGAAAGTTTGCAATGACTGCTTTAAAAGACATTGTAGGCTTGAATTCCGCAACTAAACAGCGTGCGGCTTTGGAAGAAATGGTGGTTAGAGCTATTGCAAAAGAGCCTGCTTTGTACCAGCAAGTTATGTCAGGGGCTAGTGGAGTTTTATCAGTAGAGAAACAGATTCTTGCAACTATACAGCAGCAGCAAACAATGCGTACGGGAATGGCCATGCAAGGGGGCAACATCGCCGCCGCTTTGTATGGGCATGGGGCTAGAGTAGGAAGAAGTGGAACTGCCTTTATACCCGGGAGAGGCCCGGGAAGAGCTGGTGGGCACGTTCCTAGCTTTGCTCAAGGGCTCGTACCTAGTATAGAGAGAGCTTCTGCCAGAGCGGCAGGTTACACACCGGGAGCTGTTAAGACTATGCATCAACCCGGAGCCGGCAGGATAATGTATAATTCAGCTGAAACCGTCAAGAAATTTCCGGGTATGGCTCAAAAAGCTATTATGCCGCCTAAAGGCAGTAAGGCCGGGGCTAGTTATGGCTCGGCTTTTGCGGCTGCACATGGATTCGATCCTTATGCTGCCAGAGGTTTTCGGCCAAGGAGTGCTGCAACTACACCCGCTGGCTTGGCCGTTGGGCCGAGGGGTACTCTCGGGCACAGAGGAGAAATGATGAACATGCCCAATGACGCATCTTTTCTTCACGGGGCAAAATCTTCGGTAAAAACAGCGGAAAATACCGCTTCCATGAGAAAATCCTTAGATAAGATAGTGAAAAACAACGAAACAGCTATGGGTATTGGTGGGTTCGCAGCTTATACTGCACTGACTGGAAGTACAGCGGGAGGCAGCGAAAGTACGGCAGCAGGAGGGAGGATCGCAGGTAATATAGCAATGATGGCAGGAACAGGGGCATTATTGACGGCTGGAACTGGACCGGGGGCTTTAGTTGGGGCCGGGGTAGGCGCTTTAGTAGGGATTGGAATGTCGATAGCAGATGTAAATACTTTACTGGATTCAGAAAGTAAAGAATTTAGTGACAAGTTGAAGCAAACAGTAACTGCTGTGAACGAAAACATAAATCAGTTAGTTGCAGGGCTAAATGAATTACAAAATTTTGATGCAAAAACACCAGAGCAACGAGTCGAAATACTTCAAGGCATACAGAAAAAAAGACGGGAAACACTTGAAGAGCTCGAAGGTAGAGATGAGCCTATATTTAAAAACTTAGCAAATACTTTAAGGAAGACCCTTCCTTCAGCAGGGAATCTAGTGGCAGGTGGAAAAGCTCCTTCTTCAAGTGAATTAGCTGCTCAACAAAAAGAATTAGAATCTTTCATGGCTGATAAGGAAACAGCGGCCGTATTTGCTACGGCGATGAGAAACAGGAAATCACCTTTTTCTAAAAGAAGTAGCGAGGGAGCTTGGTATGACATGACTGAGAATCAGTTAAATGCTTTAGCCGAAGGAGGTCCCATGACGGCAAGAAAAGGAGCGCTGCAAGAGTCTCAAAGGATGATGGCGGGTATAATGAATCCTAAGATTTTAGGTCAAATATTAGGGTCTGAGGTGACTTTTAGGCGAGGTGACGGAAAAGGGGGGATGAAGGACGTCACAATGACGGGAGCCCAAAGGCTCGAAGAGATAAGGAGAACTATTCTGCCTCGGGATCAGGCATCTGCATTCGCTGACCTGATAGGCATGACGGGTAAAACAGCAGTAGCTCAATCATTCAGGAGAAATTTTGCGTACGGAGATGGAGAGTTTCAGCGGCAAAGTAACTTGTTTGATTTTCAAAGTATGTTCCAACCGGGCGGTCAGCTAAGCTCTGACATGATCAAGGCGATGACTGATCCAGTCAGCACATCTATGATGGGTCCTCAGTTTCTTCCCATAGAAGATTCTAGGAGAAGATCATTTTTTGGCGCACGTGCGGCCGGAGGTGCTCAAAGGGCTTCAGCTTCTAGGTTAAGGACGGGCATGGGGAATTTGACTCGCCAAGGAGCAGCTAACGCTTTAGATCACAGGTTGGCGTTGGCAGGAAAGCAGGCTACTGAATTTGGCATGGGATTGATAGCAGCTAAAAAACAACTAGAAGAAGAAAGAATATTAAAAGAGAAGAATTTAGCTATAGATAAAGCAGAATTACAACAAAAAGAAACTATAAAGACTGGTGAAGCTAAAGCTGAGGAAACTTTTTTTAAAGGTCTGTTAAGTGCTAAAAATATAGGTGTTCCAGAGGCAGAAGCAATAAAGGCGACATTAAAAGAAGTTCAAAGTGACCCTATGCTTGCGAGGCTAATGCAAACAGGACTAAGCACACAAGAGGTCTTATCACCTCAAGAAAAGTTACTACTTACTTATTTGAATACAACTATAGGAAATGAAGCAAAAGCTAGGGATGCTGGGGCGAATAGTATCAATGAAGCAAATGCATCTTATGATGCGAACAAGGTTGCAGTAGATAAAAATACAAAATCTCAAATTGAAATATTTAAGGCATCTCAAAGGTTCCAATTTAAGAAGAGGATAGGTCAATTAGACGTTGACGCTAATAAAGCTGGAGCAGAAGTCGGCGGATTACTTGCGATGCAGCAGGGGACTGCTCCCGGTTTTAGGGGTAGAAGATTCGGTATAACTAATCAGGACATTGCTGGAGCGGCCGGAGCAGCTAGGATGGCAAATTTTAAAGCAGGAAGAGGCACTCTTGATCCTTACCAATCTTTCAGGGAATCTTTCGCTTATGGAGGGAACGATGCGCTGGTTGAATTTGATACCGGAATGAAAAGCGTGGCGAGCAGTATGAAATCTTCTTTCGCAGATGCGTTCCAAGCTATATCAAGTGGATCTAATAGTGTTAAGGGCGCTTTAGCTAATATGGCTCAAAGTATTTTATCTTCTATATCTAGCATGTCTTCTCAGATATTTACTAACATGTTATTTAGTAGTTTTGGTAACAATGCACTGCCCACCGCAGCTCATGGTGGATATATACCGGGATATGCAGGTGGGGGTTTAGTTACCGGTGGATCTGGATTCAAAGATGACGTAATGACAAAGATGCAAGGCGGAGAATTTGTTATTAAAAAATCTGCAGTTAATCAAATTGGATTACCAACATTAAATGCTATTAATTCTGCACCGGGTTACGCTAATGGAGGACAAGCTCCAAGTATGTGGAAAATGGGGGCAGTGGCGGCAGGAGCGGGTGCTCTTTCTGGGATAATCGCTGGAGCTAGTGCCCCCGGTCAACCTGATCCTGCTCCATCTAGAGATTACGGAATGGGTAGGAGTGACTTAGGATACTTGGGGGGAGCTGATCCAGATTCAGGTAGAGTAGATTCTATAAGTGGCGGGGGAGGCAGAGGTTCTGTTTCGTTGGCTAAGGGTTACGTTTATTATAGGAGAGATCCGTCAACCGGAAGACTTGTAAGCGAAAGAGCCCGACCTACAGAAGGAAGATTTGAAGTTAGCGATAGGTTATCGCTTTTGGGAAGATTAAGCGGAGAAGACCCGCAAACTTCAAGAATGTTTAGTAAGGAGCAAACGATGGCTAGGTATCAGGATTATCTAGCCACAGAAACTCAAAGCAGAAAAGATCAAGTCAACGCAGTCAAGAAGCAAAAGAGGCAGCGATTAATCGGGGCTTATATGAACGCCGCCATGTTAATTGGTGGAGCTAAGTTCTTTGGAGGAAATGAAGCGGGGAACGCTGTTGCTCAAGGGGCCGGAGGTGCTGTTTCCGATGCTGTGCAAGTTCGTTCTCAAATGGCTGAAACCGGTTCTCCTTATGCAGGTACGAATCAAAATTTTGTGGATTATTCAGGAAAGGTTCCTTCTCAAGGGACTGTGACTTCTCATTGGACTAATCTACACGGTTCAGGGTCTACTCCCCCCGCTAATGCCAACGGCGGTTTAGCTAGAGTAATGGGGGGCGAATACATTATGAGCCCTCAAGCTGTTAGGACTCATGGAGTAGGGTTTATGACAGAGTTGAATCGGGGTAATGTTCCCGGTTACGCTTCTGGCGGACTTGTTGGCGGTGGAGGCGGCGGTGGTTCTGTTATGAATACCGGCGGCAACATGACTAATAACGTTAAGATTAACGTTAATATAGATAAGACAGGTAAGGCTGATGTTCAATCTAGCGCTTCGTCTGATACTTCAGGTCCTAGCGAAGAAAGAGGCGACCAGCAAGAGGCTCAAGACAACGCTAAATTTAGTGAATTGTTATCTAATATAGTTGTAGAAGAGATAGTGAAGCAACAACGTCCGGGTGGATTACTACAACAACAACCTACGAGCCTTTAATGATTCCGATTTTCTACGTTAGAGATTCTTTTTTCTAACGCTAGTAATTTCTCTTCAATAATCTTTACTGCTTCATTGAATGTAGAGTGGGGATCAATAGACGCAGGGGGGAGAAGTGGTATTCCGTTCACGGGAGAAAAGTCAAAAGTCATTTCGCATTTATGATTTTCTATAGAATCTCCTACATAAGCTTTATCTAAAAATAATACCTGTTTAGATATGTTGAATTCTCCTTTATCTACTGTAGGGGGTAATGGGTAAGAAAGTCCTATAATAGTTTTATTATCTCTTTCTTCAACAAAAGCTACATGACGATCAAGTATGGACAGTTGAGAGGTTTCTTCGAAATCAATATCTGCCTCTATTACTTCTCCGTCGCTATCCATTACTTTAACAGGATTGGAAGGTGGTTTTATGTATTTACCCGGAGAAGTTATTTCAAGCTGCTCAATTTTTCCTGAGTCACTTACTTTAGTTACTGTCAGCTCTGTGTATTCTCCCGTCAGATTACTACTGCTACTGGAAGTGACACCGCCTTGAGCGTATATTTTTTCGCCAAGATTGTATTTCGATTGATTAGGTTTTATATTAGAAACAGCTACTCCTTCATATTCTTCAAAAGTAATTTTTAAAGTGTCATTGGGCGCTATTTTATAAACAAGATTTCCTTTTAAAGTTAATTCTTTATCATCGCACGTAAATTTTTTTCTTAAATTAAGCGTCTCTGCGTTTTCTAATCGATAAAATATTTCATTAGCCCCTATCTTCACAAAGGCCCCGTTCCTGCAAACAACAACTCTTTCTGTAGTGACATAAAGATGATTAGTTCCTTGTTGGATAGAACCATCAAAAACTTCAGGCTTCATACTTTTATTTTACTCGTCTGTGGCTAAAACTCTAATATTGATTTTCATTGCTCCTCCCTTTATAAAATCAACAACTTGGGGAAAATTTCTTTGTGCCATAAGTTCCGTGCCTAACGGATAAGGAGCGCCCTCTTGGCTTATGTCAATAGTAAATTGAGATTCTTCTTTACTAACCCAATATCTAGTAGAATCTGTCATAAATCTAAATTTAGGTCTTCCCGGGGGCTCATTTCCTGCGGCGCCCCAGTTCCACGTATCTCCCTCATAAACATCACATAATACACTATATTTATCAATATCATAAGTGACCCCTTCAAAAGGGACAACTAATCTAATAACCCTGCGGTCTGCTTCTCGATCTCCTCCATCTTTACCAATAGCGGCGGGATCGCCATATGCAGCGCAGTAAACTTCTACTGAACTAAGATCTATAACACCTTTCTTGAAAGATGGGTTTATAGGAGTTTTGTATGTATTCCCGTTAGGTAAGCCTTCAATAGGGTCTCCTGTTTCATAAGACTCTTTATTAATTTCCATCTGTGCGTAAGGGCCATTTATAGGGACATCACTAAGAAGTGATAGGGTGTGAAGAAGCTTCGTGTCAGTTCTCAGGATCTCCGCTTGTTTCGCTGTGGCTCCGATAACCACTTCTGCCCAGCCGCGGAAAGCGAGCGCGGCATCGTGAGAACTTAAAACGCTGTCCTCAGATAAAAAGATAGCTGTTCCGGGTTGTTCAACGAAAGGCTTCTTCCCGTCCTCCTCCTCTGTCCTTTCTAGTGCTTCAACTGAATATTTAGTTTCAAGGTCTGTTACCTTGGTTGAGAAATTAAGGTCGGTATCAGTGAAGATTTTAGCTAGCCTTTTGCCTGAGGAGCTTTCTACATATATAGGAGTAGCGTCATCAGTATCATCAAAGGCTCTTTTTAAAGATAAATTATCAAAGAAAGCCATTGCCACTCTAATATTTTGGACATCCCTTCTTCCTACATGAGGAAATGGAATCTGTATAGTTTCTAGATCTACATCATCACCAAAAAGGTAATACCCTCGGTGAACTAATCCATTATAATCAGAAGGCAAACCTTTTACTATCCCTGCAAAAGCAGTCCCATCGCTATTTACGGCAGAAGCCCTCAAGCTGTCTATATTTGCATCCGTGTCAGCCGAGAAAACTTCACCTACTCTATTATCGATTTCTACTCTAAAGTCAGGCGATGCATTTAAAGAAACTAAGGTGTCTCCTTCATAATCAACTGAATTATCTCCTGTAGTGTAGTAATAAACTAGCCCAACTGTATTATTGAAATAGTTATCGAACTGTTCTTCATTAATAGTAAGTTCCCCATTAGTTTTTTCTACTTGGTTAATTGAGAGGTATAAATAACCGTTAGGATAAATACTTGCTTGAGCCATATAAGGATACTCATTTATAGAGGCTTTCCTATCGCTCAAATAAGTAATTCTGTTGGGATTAGAAGGGTTATCTTTATCGTGTTGCTGGGCGAAAAATAGGCCACTTGGAGAATCGATAGAGATCGACATGATGTCATAATTTGCGTCAATATTCGCGCCATCATTAAATAATTCTAAAGAAGTCCCTTGTGCGGTAAAGTAACCTCCAATGGTATTTGCATAAAGCGGATTGTTGCAACTGGTGACTCCATCTGCTCCTTGGACCTCAACAACAATGTCAAAATTACGTAAAGGGAATTTAGGATAATCTTTAACCACAAAACCGCTTGGGTCCACCTTATAAAAAATCTCATTATTATTAGGTCCTGCATTTTCGTAACGCGAGTAACCTCTGGCATTTTCATTAGAGCCGGTATAAGTTAGGCTAGTTGTGGGCTGTATATCATTAATTACATTTGGGGTATTATAAAGATAATCAAAGACGAAACTGGGAGATGAAGTAGGGGAGCTATAACCGGTAAACTCATAGTAAATAGTGTCGCTAGGTATATTAGGGGATACTTTAGTACTGTTTTCTCTTATTGTGACTCTATAATTTAAAAGATCGTTAAGGTAAAACATTTCGTAAGCTTTAGTATTACCGATAGTTATATTACCTTCAGTTTCAGTAATGTCAGGGTCTTCATTATATATCCCTTCTGGATCACTTACATTCCATACGAAAGTAGGTTCTTCAGATTCAGTTGTTATAACACCGCTATTAGCTGGATTCCCTCCTATTCCTTCTGTTTTTAACGAAGTGATTAATTTAGTCCCTACAGGGTTAACTATGTAGTTATCAATTTGAGCTAAATTAGGCACGTTAAATTTATTAAGCAGGCCGTGCCCTACTGTTCCTGCATCTGTTATAGGGTAAACAACAACATAATGAGCTACTTTTTCGCTTACTAAAGTTTCTAGTTTTATTCGACTAAAATCATCCAGAAAATACTTTTTATCATCTTTTGTTATTAATGCCACTTCATTAGACCTTACTGTTTCGTAATGTTCTGCATCAACTATATAAGTAACGCTGTCGACAGGAGTAGTAGGGTTACCGTTGATCCAGTTTTTAGTTATTAAAGGGTCACCCGAGGTTATAATGCTATTC